GTCAAGATCCAACTGGCAACATGGATTGGTCAGAAGCGGACGAACCTTTTGCCTTTGTTGCTGCGTGCATGGAGTACGCGGAGATGAAGAACACCAAGGGTAAGTTCCACACACGATTACCCGTAGGGATTGACGCCTGCAACCAAGGGCTTCAACTCTACGGTCTTATGCTTCGGGATGAGGACACACTCAAGGCCACCAACTGTCTGCCCACTCAACTCCCAAGTGACCTGTACCAACAGGTGTGTGACAGTGTGATAACGATGCTGGAGCAATCCAGCGATCCGTACGCAAAGCAGTGGAGGGAGTATGGCCTCAACCGAAGCACCACCAAACGACAGACCATGACTTTGCCTTACGGCTCAACTGTTTATTCGTGCCGTGAGTACACCATCAAGTGGTTCATTGACAGCATGAAGAAGAAGGGGAACCCATTCGGCAATGAGATGCTGAAGGCTTGCCGGTTCCTGTCTGAGTTGATCTGGATCGCCATCAACATGAACGTGTCAGCAGCTCGTCGTGGTATGGACTGGCTACAGCATTGTGCTGAGGTCTGTTTGGACAACGGTGTGATTCCACAATGGGTGACACCTTTGGGACTGCCGGTTCACATGCGGTATGTCAATCAAACCAAGAGGAACATCAAGACCCAGGTCTTTGGAACCGTTAGACAGTGCCGCATCAGAGAGGACACAGAGAAGCTGAGTAAGCGAAAGAGCATCAACTCGATGGCTCCTAACTTCGTGCACTCCTTGGATGGCTTCGGTGGTCTTGCAGGAAAAACTGTAAACTTGGCCTTTGAATCTGGCGTTCGTTCTTTTATGATGATCCACGATCAATACAGCACAGTGTCTCCTCATGTCTCAACGGTTGCGGCATGCGTACGAGAGGCCACTGTTCAACTCTTTTCAGGAAACATTTTGGAGGACTTGCATATCCAACTGTCGGCTTTGCTACCCTCCGATGTACGGCTTGAGTCCCCACCAGAGCAGGGAGACTGTGACATAAGCCAAGTGAGGTCTGCTCTTTATTATTTCAATTGAGGTTATTATGCGTAAGAAACTGAAGAAACTAACCAGTCCAGTGGGGACTGCCATCTACCCGCATCTGTCCAAACCTGACACCAAGTTCAATGAGGATGGTGAGTACCGGGTCAACCTGCGTCTGTCGATGGATGATGCCAAGCCTTTGCTCAAGGAGCTCCACACGATCCTGAAAGATCACGTTGAGGAAGTGAAGAGTGAGAAGGGCAAGTCAAAGATCAAGACCCAAGACCTTCCATACAACGAGGTTGAGACTGAGGGCTCACCTACTGGTGAGGTTGATGTCAAGTTCAAACTCAAGGCTGTGGCCGGATCGAACGACAACAAGTGGGAACAGCGGCCTGCACTATTCAACAACAAGGGTGAGCGTATGAACCCTGAGGAAACCAACGTCGGATCTGGTTCATCAATAAAGATTGGCTTTGAAGTTTTTCCGTACTACACGGGGTCACTTGGTGCAGGTCTGTCTCTTCGCATGAAGGCAGTGCAGGTTCTTGATCTTGTTGAGTTTGGTGGGAATGAGTTTGATAACTTTGATTTTGAAGTGAAGGAGTCCGCCACGGAGGAGGCAGAAGCTGATACCGATGGCGAAGAAGACGACGACGACCTCCCGTTTTGAAATGATCTTGCCAGTGTGTCCAGTGCCTGCATCTAGGCCAAGGGTGACACGAGCAGGTCACGTTTACTACGGGAAGAAATACACCCAGTTTCGCACCGAAGCGGCAGCGGTGTTGGGAAAGACGGTCTTTCCTGACACCCTGCCCTTGGGGGGTCCGCTTCATCTTGATGTGACATTCTTTTGTCCATCACCGAAGAGGACAAACCGCTGGGCACCACGCGGGGACATCGACAACTATCTTAAAACGTTGGATGTCTTGAACAAAGTAGTGTGGTTCGATGACGATCAGATTGTGAGCCTTGAAGCTCGCAAAGAGTACGCCGACGAACCAAGAATTGAATTAGAGGTGATTGAGTTTGGGGACATTCAAGGGGCACGCTCCCTGTCCTGAGTGTGGGAGCAAAGATAATCTGGCAACGTATGACGATGGCTCGTTCTACTGCTTCACACCTGGCTGCAATCACCGATCTGGACGCACAAAGTTGGAGGTTCCAAAGGAGATGGTTGAGTTTGAATTCATGCCTCTGAACAAACGAGGCATCAGTGAAGAGACATGCCGCAAGTGGGGCTATGGCGTTGGATCACACAAGGGCAAGAAGTGTCATGTGGCGAACTACCGCAACCCTCAAGGTGTTCTGAAAGCCCAGAAGCTACGCCTTGCTGACAAGCAGTTTGCTTGGGTTGGTGACACTAAATCTGTTGGGTTGTTTGGTGAGCACCTTTGGGAAACCAACGGCAAGCGTGTGGTCATCACTGAAGGTGAGATAGATGCTCTGTCGGTAAGCCAAGTGTTCGAGAACAAATGGCCGGTGGTATCTCTTCCCAACGGTGCCCAGTCTGCACAGAAGGCTATTGCCAATTCAATTGAGTGGCTTGAGAGCTTCAAGGAAGTGGTGCTGTGCTTTGATATGGACGATGCGGGTCGCAAAGCAGCGAACGCTTGTGCCCACCTGTTGTCTCCGGGCAAGTGCAAGATTGTCCACGAGATGCCGGGCAAAGATCCCAACGAATGTCTGTTGTCGGGCAAGGTCAAGGAGCTGGTCAACTCTCTGTGGTCGGCCAAGACTTTCCGCCCTGACGGTGTACTCAGTGGTGATGACATTTGGGATCACATGACCAAGGAGAGTGAATCTTGGAGCGTGGCCTATCCTTGGCCGGGCTTCAACGGATCACTGTTTGGCATGCGTGGTGGCGAGCTTGTCACCCTGACCGCCGGCACCGGCATTGGTAAGTCAAGTATTTGTCGGGAGCTTGCGTACTACCTGATGAGGCAGGGCCACAGGGTTGGCTACATCGCTCTTGAAGAGAGCATCAAGAAGACTGCTGAATCTCTGCTGGCGATCCACATGAACGTGCCTGCCACTCACCTGCATGAAGTTAGTGAAGAAGACAAAAGGCGGACATTTGATGAAATCATCAAGCCGGGCAACTTGGTGCTGTACGACCACTGGGGATCACAAGATCCGACCCGCCTGCTTGGGCAGGTCAAGTATATGTGTCGTGCTATGGACTGCCGGTTCATCTTCATTGACCACCTGTCGATCTTGGTCAGTGCGTTTGATGAGGGTGATGAACGTCGATTGATTGACAACACCATGACAAAGCTGCGGAGCCTTGTGGAAGAAACAGGTGTCCACTGCGTACTGGTGTCTCACCTCAAGCGTCCTGACGGACGGGGCCATGAGGAGGGGGCTGCAACTTCTTTGTCACAACTGCGAGGATCACACGCGATTGCTCAACTGTCTGATGCTGTGCTGGGATGTGAGAGAAACCAACAGGACAGTGAAGACCGTAATGAAATGAGAGTTAGAGTTCTCAAGAATAGGTATGCGGGTATCACAGGTGTTTGTGCTTCCCTTCAATACAACACATCAACGGGTAGGCTTGGAGAATATATGGAGCCCACCCTGTGAGAGTTGATAGATCACACACCGAAGTAAAAATAATTAACGGGAAGAGTAAACTTGACCGCCCAATCAGACTTGAAACTGAGATCCCTCGTTCTTACACTTGGGTGGCTAATAAGTTGGCGGAAGATCCAAAGATAGGTTCGAGAGTAACCCGACAATGTATAGAGATAACAGAGAAAAGAATCTTCGCCAAAATCATCGAAGCAATCATTGCCGACCCCGACCTTTGGGATTATTTGGAGGACAACTACCTTGTATGAAATCGTATTTGACATAGAGACAAACGCCATCACCGACTGGGACAACCTATCGGATCTGAAGGTGATCCACTGCTTGGCTTTGAAGGTCAACCACAGTACGACTGAGTTGTACAGTGACAGTTTCGACGGCTCCAATAAGATCAAAGATGGCATCCGTAAACTGCAAATGGCTGATCGTTTGATTGGTCACAACATCAAGCGGTTTGATATCCCCGCTATTAAGAAGCTCTATCCTGATGCAGACTTCAGTGGATGTCATGTGATCGACACATTCTTGTCGGGGAAGATTGGACACCCAGATGTTCTGAATGAGGATTACCAAAGCCAGAATATCCCCAAGGAGTTGTGGGGTAGGCACTCACTCGAAGCCTGGGGCTTGCGTCTTGGGTGCAAGAAGGATGACTTCGGCAAGGAAACGGATTGGTCAGTGTTTACCCCGGAGATGGGTGAGTATTGCAAGCAGGATGTTGATGTCAATGCCAACCTTTGGCTGCACCTGAAGGAGTCCTTCAGTGGTGATGCGTACGAGGTTGAGGATGCCTTTGACACCATCATTCGAGCTCAAGAGAGTCATGGTGTCTACTTTGATGAGCAAGCCGCCCAAGGGTTGCATGCTGAGTTAGTCGGAGAGAAGAGCAGTATCGAGAGAGAACTGAAGAAGGTGTTTCCTGCTGGAGAGACACCGATGAAGAAGCCTCAGTATTACTACCACCCTGCTACTGAGGATCGCTACAACACCAAAGGTTCAGCACCTACGGCTGTTCGCAAGGAGCTTGTGGCTGGCCCACCAAAGGTCAAGGTCACACCGTTCAATCCAGGCAGTCGTGTTCAGATTGCCGAAGGACTAAAGAAGCTCCACGGTTGGAAGCCAAAGGAGTTCACAGCTGATGGGCGGGCGAAGGTGGATGAGTCTGTCCTGACATCCTTGGATTACCCAGAGGCTGAGACACTGTGTCGATACTTGACCGTGAGCAAACGCCTTGGTCAACTTAGTGATGGCAAAGAGGCTTGGCTACGGGTGGTGCGTGAGGGCAAGATCCACGGTCGGGTCAACACCATTGGCACCGTGTCCTCTCGATGCACCCACAGTAAACCCAACTTGGCACAGGTTCCCAGTGTTAGTGCCCCTTGGGGTACTGAATGCCGGGCACTGTTTGGCCCCAAGGCGGGCTACGTTCTTGTTGGGTGCGATATGTCTGGGCTGGAGCTCCGATGCTTGGCCCACTACTTGGCCCGGTATGACAAAGGCGAATACGCCAGCGTCATCGAGCAGGGCGACATTCACCAGTTCAACGCTGACAAGATGGGTGTCAAACGATCCACAGGGAAGGGCATCATGTATGCCACTCTCTATGGTGCCGGTGATCTTAAGATTGGGTCACTGGTAGGCGGCGGGAAGAAGGATGGTAAGGAGCTTCGTGCCATGCTTGAGAAGGGCATCCCCGCATTGAAGCGTTTGAAGAACGCGATTAAGAAGCACCTTGTAAAAGAGAAGTGGTTGCCTGCGATTGATGGTCGTAGGTTGCCTATCAGATCCGAACACAGTGCATTGAATCTGTTGCTCCAATCAGCGGGAAGTATTCTGATGAAAAGGGCAACAGTGCTTATGAATGATAAGTTTGGGTCTATGGACGTACAACAACTAATGCACATTCACGACGAGGTGCAACTACAAGCTAAGGAAGGCGAGGCAGATTATGTCGGACAACTTGCGGTACACGCCATGCGTGAGAGTGG